GGCCTTTTTGTTTATCCAGTTTTCCTCATTGCTTCATCTAGTGTCTGGGTTGTCCAGACTGTCGCAACTTTTATTACATCGTAGTTGTGGCCAAAGGTTTTTTTCAGGTTTTCTGCATACTCCCTAGCGTCTGACTCGCGGTGATATTTTGCATGATACTGGTCCAAGCTTTCATTTTTCCTTACAACGTAAAACACATTTACCTCCATTGAGGGTCGGACCATTCCGACCTAACAAACACATCATACCATATTTGGTGTTAATGTCAAGGGCTTTGTTAACGCCATGTTTCCGTGAATGAATTTTTACATTCCTATATATGTAAATGGAATGTGTTGTTCTGTTTGTTTACATATAATTTATGGCGCAAACCTATGACACGTTCTGGCAAAGCAGATTTGCAAAGCGTCTCCAAGAGGCGGCTGATCTTGAAACTGAGTCCCTTGTCTTTGGGGCGGTAGAAGATTTTGCCAGTTACAAATACAAGGTTGGCATCATTCGCGGTCTTAACATCGCTCATGACCTCATCAGCGAAGTGACCAGCGAAATCAACAAAGACAAACAGGGGAAAGAATAATGCCATACATGCGTATGGAACATAAAACCGATCCTGCGGAGAATATCCGCAGGGAAATGGGCGACATCAGCAAAATTGAAATTTTTCACAATCAGGTTCTTGTCGCCATTTATATCCGCCCTGAGCAGATGAAAAGCGGCATTTTTCTCCCTTCACAGGTGAGGGAGGAGGACAGGCATCAGGGAAAGGTTGGGCTTATCATCAAGAAGGGCGCTGATGCCTTTATTGATGAAAGCGGTAGGTGGTTCAAGGGCGTTAACTTGGACATTGGTGATTGGATATTCTTCCGTCCCAGTGACGGGTGGTTAATCACTGTTCACGGCCAGCTTTGCCGCATCTTGGATGACACGGATATTCGCGGTCGCAGTCCAGCACCCGATGACGTTTGGTGAAGGAGAATTAAATGTCGGAAAACGAATCACAGACCAAAGAAGAAGAAATCGTCGTAAAGGAAGCGCCAGAGGCTGCTCCAGAGCCTGAGCAGGAAGCTTCTGACGAGATTTCTCCTGATGTTGGCATTGAGGCACTCAGGCATCAGCTTGAGATGGAGCGTCAGGCACGTTCAGAGGCAGAGCGCCGCGCAAAGATGGCGGAAAGCACTGCATCCAAGGCTTCTATGGAAGTTCAGGATAGCAACTTGCAGCTTATCGCAAGCGCGATTGACAGTGTGAACCGCAGTTCACAGATGATGAAGCGCGATTATGCGGCGGCTATGGCGGCTGGGAACTTTGAACATGCGGCTGAAATACAGTCGCATATGTCTCTCAACGCCGCCAAATTGCTTCAGTTGGAGAACGGCAAGGCTGCACTTGAGCAGCGGATTGCAAATCCGCCTCCCAAACAGCAGGAAGCGCCTACTGATCCTGTTGAAATGGTGGCTTCCCAGCTATCTCCGCGCTCCGCAGCGTGGGTCAGGGCGCATCCTGAGTGCGTCAGGGACCAGAAGCTGTACATGAAAATGGTCGGCGCTCACAACATCGCTATTGCTGACGGTTATGTTGCCGATACCGATGCGTATTTTGAGCAGATTGAGCGCCAGATGGGCTTCCGCAAGCCTCAGACGGCGGTTTCCAAGCAGGAAATTGAGGAACCGACATCTATGGCGGCAAAACCATCTGCTCCAAAGGCTCCTCCGCCTGCTGCTCCGTCATCGCGGGCTGCTTCCAATGGCTCTGGCGGCAGGAATACGGTCACTTTGTCCTCTGCGGAGCGTGAAATGGCGTCCATCATGGGCATGACGCCGGAAGAATACGCTAAAAACAAGGTTGCCTTGAAGAAAGAAGGGAAATTGCAGTGATGAGCGAAGAAAACACGCCTGAAATCGTCAAAAAGGGTCCGGGTAGGCCCCGGAAAATCGCTGAAGACATTCGCCCAGAGCCTATTTCAGAGGCGCGCGCAGAAATGCGGGCTACTCAGCGTGAGGAAGACCCCCGCGCCCGTGCTGAACGCAGGGCGGCAGAGATTCGCCAGCATCTCAAGGGGGATGTGAGCGATGGTGCAGACCGTTTTTACGTTGATCCGCACATCATCCCTGATGGCTGGTCCTATGAATGGAAGCGCAAGACTATTTGGGGCAAAGAAGACCCTGCTCACGAAGTTGAGTTGTCGCGTCAAGGTTGGGAGCCTGTTCCCGCTACGCGCCATCCTCAGATGATGCCACGCGGCAACTGGCAAACTATTGAGCGCGATGGGATGATTCTCATGGAGCGCCCCAAAGTTCTTACGGATGACGCACACAAGTCAAATCTGCGTAATGCCCGCCTGCAAGTTAAGGCAAAGGAAGCCCAGCTTAATCAGGCACCGGACGGCACATTTGATCGTGATGATCCGCGCGTTAAGCCGAGCATCAAGAAGTCCTTTGAGGCGATGCCGATCAGCGACGAGTGATGTTAACGTGAGAGGCTGAACACCGCTTCATTAACTTGAGGCGGTGTTTATTCTTGTCTATTGCAAAGTTTATATTTACTGATATAAGTTAACCATCTTCCCCCGGTGTGGAAGTGAACCTGTATTTGGTCGTTGATAGGCTCGGTGCTTTTGATACGACTGCCCTTTAGGAGAAACCGGGATGCCCAACACAAATGCACCCTTTGGTTTTCGCCAGTATCGCGGCCTTGGTTCTGCGCCGACTTACGAACAGTCTGTTCGTCTCATTAAGTCGGACAACAGCACCGCCGTTTACTTTGGCGATCCCGTATCCAACCTGAACACTGGTTACATTACCCGTGCAACGGCTGGCACTGCTCAGATTGCTGGCATCTTCGCTGGATGCAAGTATCTGTCCACCTCGCAGAAGCGTACTGTCTGGTCCAACTATTGGCCCGGTTCTGACGCTTCGGCTGACGTTGAAGCGTACATCATTGATGACCCGAATGCTCAGTTTCTTGTTCAGGCTGGCGGCACTGCCATTGGCCTTGCGGACATGGGGCTGTACGTTCAGTTCAACCTCGGCACGGGCAACTCGTCCACTGGCATCTCTGGTGCTTATGTGGAAAGCCCCGCTGTAACCGCCACCCTGCCGTTCCGCATCATTGGTTTTGATGAGGCCCCTCCGGGTTCAAACGGCTCCGACATCACATCTGCCTACAACTATGTGATCGTCGGCTTCAACAATGTCACCAGCCGTAACAACGGCGCTGGTCCGACAGGCATCTAAGAGGAGTAAGGATCAATGGCTGTTAATCTTTCTGCCATCAAAGACCTTCTCCTGCCCGGACTCCGTGGCATTGAAGGCAAGTACGAGCAGATTCCGTCTCAGTACGACAAAATCTTCACCAAGCATGAGTCGCGCATGGCTCTGGAGCGTACCGCCGAAATGCGTTACCTCGGCCTCGCGCAGCTTAAGACCGAAGGTGGCCAGACCGCCTTTGATAACGCTGCTGGTGAGCGTTATGTCTACAACCAAGAGCATACGGAAATCGCTCTGGGCTACGCAATCACCCGCAAGGCGATTGACGATAACCTGTACAAGACCCAGTTCCAGCCGTCTAACCTCGGCCTGATGGAGTCCTTCCAGCAGACCAAGGAAATCTACGGCGCGAACATTATCAACACCTCCACGACGTACAATGCGTCAATCGGCGGTGACGGTAAGGCTCTTGTCGCAACAGACCATCCGATTGATGGCGGCACGGTTGCTAACCGTCCTGCTACCGATCTGGAACTGAATGAAGCTTCGCTTCTGGCTGGCATGATCGCCATCCGTACGAACTTCAAGGATCAGGCCGGTCTGAAGGTGTTCGCCCGCGCCCGTAAGCTGCTGGTTCCCCCGCAGCTTGAACCCGTTGCAATCCGCCTCATCAAGTCGGAACTGCGTCCGGGTACAGCGGACAACGATGTGAACGCGATCATCAGCACTTCTGGCGGTCTGCCGGAAGGCTACATGACCAACGACTACCTCACATCGTCAACAGCTTGGTTCCTTCTCACAAACATTGACGGCCTCTCCTACATGGAGCGCGTCAAGTTTGAGACGGATATGCAAGTGGACTTCGTGACTGACAATCTGTTGGTCAAGGGGTACGAACGCTATAGTTTTGGCTATTATAATTGGAGGTCCATCTGGGGCAGCCTGCCCACCTAATTGATTTAACTAGGATTTCCTAGTTATCAATAGGGTTGCTTGAACAAAACGATCTTCCGGTGTATGGTTCAAAAAATCATACACCGGAGGGTCAAAATGAAAGGCAAAGCTAAGGTTCCTAATCTTTCGCATGAACAAGTCTTGGAAGCATTGGAATACAATCCAGCGACCGGAGTGTTTAAGTGGAAGATCAGCCCAGCCAAGAATGTAAAATCTGGCACTGTGGCTGGCGGGCATAGCAAGGGTAACGCCTACCGCTATATTCGCCTAGATGGTGAAGAGGTTACAGAGGGCAGGCTGGCATGGTTCTACATGACGGGGAACTGGCCTGAGAGGCGGATTAGGTACAAAAATGGCAATTCAATTGATTGCCGATTTGAAAACTTAACCCTCTTCAATGGCATTGGCGGCGAATACGATTATAAGACCCGCGAAGGCAGAAATGCTTATTTAAGGTCTTACCGTCGCGCCTCTCCGGTATTGGAAAGAACGCGATGGCTGCGTAATCGGTTTGACCTTTCATTGGAAGATTACAATCAGATGCTTGAGGCCCAAGGCGGCGTGTGTGCTATCTGTAAACAACCAGAAACACACAAGCGGAACGGAAAGCTGAAAGCACTGGCAGTGGACCACCATCACGCCTCTGGCAAGATACGCGGTCTTCTCTGTTCTGATTGTAATACGGGTATTGGGAAGCTGAAAGATGACTACAAAGTTGTTCTTGCAGCCGCCGAATATCTGAAGCATCATCTGG